AGCCGTCTCTGCAGGAAGTAAAATTTACGCTAACAAACAGAAGACGAAAATGGCAATGTCTGATGCACAATTAATGCATGCAGAAAAAATGGCTCGTGGTCAAGAAGCTTACCAGGGTAAATTGCTAGAAGCTCGTCAATCAGATTGGAAAGACGAGGCGGTTCTTATAATTTTATCAGCCCCGATAGTGGTGCTTGCATATGCAGTCATATCGGACGATCCAAGTGCGATGGACAAGGTAAAATTATTCTTTGAAATGTTTTCGCAGCTCCCATCATGGTTTACAAATCTCTGGATACTTGTCGTGGCGAGTATTTATGGTATAAAGGGAACACAAATTTTTAGAAACGGAGGAAAAAAATAATGACTGTAGGTATTAAAAAATTCATAGGAAATTTAGTGTTTGGTAAACCTCAAGTTTCTCCAACTATTACATCTGTAAAACCATCAACTACTGTTACAAAAAAAGGTGTAAAAGCTAGTATTGATAAAACTAGATCAGATGAATATAGAAAAAGATATACTGCTTTAGATAAAGCAGATGTTAAAGTTAAAACTGGTAAAAAATTAATGAAAGAAGGTCAAAAGGAAAGAAGAAAAATGGTTGATACCGGAAGAGCTTTTCAATTTAAACATAGTAAAAGTTTTCATGCTATAAAACCTGGTGACAAAGATCAATATAAACCTCAAATGAAAAAATCAAAACCAACAAAAAAATTTAAAACAGGAAAAGAATTAGATAAGGAGAAATAATATGGCTGGAAAACCAATAAGTAAAAGTAAAAATAAAGGACTAGCAAAATTAGCTAAGTCTGGAGCAAAAGGAAAAGCCCTAGCAAAAAAATTTGGATACAATCCAGATAGAATGGTTGCTAGAAAAGGCGGCAAAGCTATGAGAAAAGGTGGTAAAGCATAATGGCAAAATTATGCCCTAGAGGTAAAGCTGCAGCGAAAAGAAAATTCAAAGTGTATCCATCGGCATATGCTAACATGTACGCTTCTGCAGTTTGTTCTGGTAAAGTCACACCCGGTGGCAAAAAGAAAAGAAAAAAAGCTATGGGTGGTGGAATGATGACTCAACCTCGTGCCATGTACGGTAAAGGTGGCGGAGTTTGCATAAGAGGAATGAATAAGGACGCTGCCGGAAAGAACTCGTAATGAGAACTTACTACTCAAAAGGTGGGGGACTTAGAGAATGGGTCAGACAAAATTGGGTCGATATTGCAAACAA